GGCAAGAAGCTCATTCTCGATACTTGTAGTTGTACCACCCTTGGAATCACCTTTAGCTGCACCTGTTTGTTCGTCTCTGTTTGTATCCGTAATAGCAAGACCAGTTTTCTTTGTTACTAACTGCTGGGGGCGCTTGATATTTAGATATCCGACTAACACAGGCTGCTTGGTTCTTACAGGTCGGTTGGGATTTGATGATACGTGTGGTATATAAACGTTTTCGAAAAGTCTGATATTGATAAACTTTGCAGCCTTTTCGATGTTCTCATACTTCAACGTACGAGAACCATCACCGAATTCCTCAATATCCAGACGAAGATTTGACTTATCATCTGCAAGGAATCGGGTTATCCAGTTCTCGAACTGTTTATCGTTCATTGTCTGAAACATGTTACGATATTTCTTTGCGTTGATTCCTGTTGGATCCATACGCATCAAAACACCATCGATCAATGTTTCAACTTTCTTACGTTTATCAGTCATTTAATATCATCCCTTCAATCTATACATTGATATCATACCTGGAAGGATAGCATTGAAATTATCACCTTCTAAAGTGATATTCATCTCCATTGGATGCTCGTGTATTTTCTTAATAGTAAAATTTAAAGAAGTATCATCGGTTGGTGCTTTGAAGATTTCTTTGAAATACTTGCCATCCTGTGGTGTTATTTTCTTTCCTTCTGAAATATTTACTTCTTTGAATCCTATTGAACTAATGAAAGAAATTAAACGTTTCAGATTATCATTGGACAGGCTGTTCTGTGCTCCCCAAACATTTTTTCTTAAAGATTGATAAATCTCACTGAAAACGTCTTCTTCATCTTCATAGGATCATTAAACATTTTAAGACCTTTTTCGTATGACGATTTAAATCTTGATAGATATCTGTCTTCAAGAACTCCTTCGAGTTTATTCATATTCTTTCCGATATCAGCATAAAAATTGCCAACTGGGGTGTTCGGGGTGTCTGATGATATTGAATCCATTTTTACTTCTTTACTCTCAGCGATTTGTTTGATCTTCGATTTAAGCTCTTTACGCTTTTCACCAGACTTAACGAAGTAATCCAGATACATGTCATGACACTTCTTGAACTGTGGTACTTCACAATTCCTTATTGTTGAGCCGGCGAATTTTCTAATAGGAATATTGAGAAGGTCATCGATTGCATCATAAGCATTCATAACAACATTTTCGATTATGTTATAAATCTCTTCATGATTCTTATCGTTCTTCTTCAGGATGCCAAACACTTTTCCAGCGTTGTTTCTTGAAGAAGCCAATGTTTTATGTGATGTCTCATAAAATTCTTTATCGCGGGTTTCAGCATTGTTAATATCCCACTCTGTTATCTTAGTTCCATCGGTAGCATAGAAAATGTTATTCATAGCTTCTTCGATACCATGCGTGAAATGATCATACATCTCAGAATATGGAATGTGTCTGGGATTGCTTTTGCGGATACGATCAAGAACAGATCGTTCCGTTTCTTTATAAAATGGATCCGGTGATGCGCCTATTGCTAAAATATTATAATATGTAACTTTCATCGGGAACGGATACTGTTTTCCATAAATCGACTTGTGAACTGTTCTGAAAGCAGTCTGGATGTTCTTACATACAACATTGACATCACGAATTATGCCATTGAGAATCTTGTACGCTTTATCAACGTTTGATACATCCTTCTTTGCATTGATAAGCTTGGTTCTTTCTTCTTTACAACGCTCAATACCCTCTTTACACTTAGACTCAATAGCTTTCGTTACTTTGTCAATGTTTTTAATATCAGATATTACGGAATCGATTGATATATCATAAGATGATCCATTCTCGTCGTTGATCTTCGATGATCCCGATTTAATCTTCTCAACGATTTCATGAAGCTCGGTATATTTCTTATGGAATGTTTCCGCATAACCCTTTTCTGTTACAGATGAACCAAAGATATCCCAGTTTTCATCTCTAACCAATTTAACCAAGAAATCGGTTATCTCATCGATCTTTTCCAAACCTTGAAGAATGTTTTGCAATTCATGTCCATTTCGAACATCAGTTTCATCATATCCTTGCTTCTTTAATTTGTTAAGTTCGTCGATAATTATTTTAGAATTGAAAACGAGATCCTCTTTAGCTTCGAGTTCTGCGGGCTTTACATAAGTCGCTTCTTTAGCTTTCTTATCTTCTTCGGCTTTTCTCTTAGATTCTTCAAGTAAAGCTTTTCGTTTTCTCTCATCTTCGACAGCTTTAGCATCCGCTTTTTCTTTTGCAGCTTTAGCCTTAGCTTCCTGATCAGCTTTGTGTTTTTCTTCTATAACTCTCTGATGTTCTGCCTCAGTGGCTTTAAGTTTCTCAGTCTGAAGAGCCTGCACCTGTGGTTGACCGGTGGATCCACCACTGGGAGGATTTGTTGGTGGTTTGTTGTTGCTGTTACCACCACCTCCACCAGAAGGAGGTCTGTTGTTATTGTTGTTGAATCTGTTGTTTGTCTTATTAGAAGACGAGGAGAAGGAAGATTTGCTTCCACTTGAAGAGCCGCCCCCGCCACTTCCACCATTCTTAAGAAGTTTCATTATCATAAAGAAAGCTCCAGAAAGCAGAGCTAATATACCACCGGCTAACAATCCGTTGGAAACTTTGGAAGCTTCCTGAATAAAGCAAGTTTCACCAAAAAATTGATATTCCGATGATTCCAATATGGGTTGAACGTAGTTGACAGATTCTTCATTGAAGTAATCCGCATACTCTTCGGCCCATGAATAATCTTCATTATATACTGCCAAATGTTCAGTGTTTGAGACAGTATCAATAAAATCTGTCATTGATCTCATAATATCACATCCTTTTATTTAAATACCATCTGAGAATTCGGATTGCTCATGAAGTCATCGAAATCAACTTTGTCATCTTGAGATTCTTCGAGAGCAGAATCAAGGTAACTCTTATCTATTTTTGTTAATTTGTCATATGCATGTTTTTTAATTCTTTGAAGTTCATCAATCGTGTAAGTAGACAAAATACTTAGCAATGCGGTATTTGCCGAAATCTCATTCAACAAGTGTTTTGGCTTATATGTTTCATTTATATATTTGGCAATAACACTATTGCCAGAGCTCAGACGTTCGATTTCTTTTTTTGAATGATTCAATGACTTTGCATAACTCCTAAATTCGTCATTATATTGCAACACAGCATCTAATCTGTCACGTATAATTGATAATGGTGTCTCTCGCTTATCTATTTTAATTTTATCAAAAGCATCCTTTAATTTTTCTGCAGAAATATCTCCATAAACTTTGTTTTTACGATATACTTCATCTTTTATATCTTTCATCCGCTCAAGACTTAGATCACCATCCCATTTATCTTTAAGATCTTTTGGAACAGTGGTCCGTGTGTCGAACGACATCTTCATGGATAATCCTTTATCTTTTGACGTTCCGACATCCACACCCGGTGTACTGCCTTCATTCCAGTCACCGGTAATATCGTTAAGCTTTTTACAATATTCATCACAGTACTGAGCACATGCAAAAGCTCTCGCTGATACTTCAGAAAAATATTTCTCCCATCTATTTCCATAAAATAACTCACATTCAATTTTCTCTTCTGGATTCTTTTTCGCAAGTTTATCAACAGCCTTTTTGGTCTCTTTTGCATTGTTTGAAACTGATCCCGAATCTTTCGATCTTATCAATTTCAATATTATGGCTATCAAACCTCCAATTGCCGCGATTATGCCTATACCTGCAAGAATCTTTAAACCAATACCTTCCTGAACATACTGGTCAAACTCCATCAGTGCAAGATCAGATTCGGTTATAACATCATCAATGTCATAGCTTTCTGGCAGAGCGGATTCTTTCATTATGTAATCAAAATAATCTGACATATTATTTCATTCCTTTCAAATATATTTATAGCGGGGGTTGATCCCCCGCTATCAGTTTAGACATATACTTTTCTGCTGTATAAGCGGTTGAGTTTGTCGTATGTGATACCTATTATGACAGCTGGATGTTTTTCTCCATATGTCAAAGTATCAGAACCTTCGACTTTCACGATTAATGCATTCGAACCATCATCAGTATGCTCTATAAATACATCTATAGATATATCTACAGTCTGTAGACGGTTACATTGATCGAGAAGCTTTGTTTTGATCTCGTTCGGAATATTGGGATCATCTGCATACTCATGCAGATATTTCTCAATATCTATTCCGAGTTCAGGTATTGATGGATATTGACCAGGTTTCATTTTCAACAGGGTCAGTATAGCGTTCACGCACATCTCGAAAGTTGATATGACTTTCGGTTTGTTATATGCATCTGATTCCATCAATACATCATATCCAAGCATCTGAAAAGATGCCGGATATTTGTTTGTAACTTCTGCAAGGGAGATACCCTTTGTATCGAGAGCCATATCAACTATTCACCTCTGTATTGTAAGATAACATAATTGTTACAATCACAACATTGCTGCAAGCTTATTATTTATGTTATCAATGTTGGTGTACCAATTTGTGATCTTTGCCATATTCTTTCTAAATGCTGGGGTGTTTTCTTTTATGGTATCATTTGCACCTTGATTATATGATCCACTTCTTGAACGTCCTTCGACTTCTTTCTGGAGTTTAGAAAGCTCACGTTGATCCTTTTTAAGAGCTCCTATGAAATCTTTTGTGCTGCGATTGATAGTGTGTAGAGTACCAATCGACATTTTATCAGTGGTACTTACGCATTTTTTATAATCACCGATCCATTTATCAAATATGCCAGGTACAAGCATTGTGTGTCCGATATCAACACCCGTTCCCTCTTTATACATAGCACCATCTTTCTTTGTATATGATACAAACTGATCGTTCTCTTTTAATCCCATTTTGTCAGAAATTTTATGAAGTGAAGTAGTGCCTGATGTTATGACAAATGTAAAATACAATGTTGTATTTTCAAAGAGTTCATTAATACGGTTTTTTATTTTCTGGGCTTCTCCTTTTGAGAAGTCAACATATTCAATTGCAGTTTTATTGACGTACTTGATGCCGTTCTCTGTGTAGGTTTTGTTATCGGCTGTGGTTCTTTCGGTTGAAACTGCTATTGTATTAACTCCAGCTTTCTCGAGTTCTTTAGCTTTTTTATCAACTGCTGATGTGGATGTTGAAAAATGCTCAATTATCTTTTTGATGAATGCTATAAGCAATCCTATGAGTGCAGCAATGCCAACAACAGCACCAGCTACAAGCAAACTTTCCTGGAAGCAGTGAAGATCCATATCTGCTATGGTATCATTAAAAGTATCATTGACAGATTCCTCGATGAAATCGGGTTCATCATATCTCTTAGCTCCATCACTGATGTAATCGAAATAATTTGGCATATTATTTCATTCCTTTCATAATTTATTCTGGTTTATTAAAATCCGACTTAACATAATCGTTGTCGAATTCGTCATACTTTTTATCCACAATCTTGATATAGTGTATTCCACTTTTACCAGCTTCCGCAATCATCCTTTTATCCTTCAGATGTTCAATCTCTCGGGAATGTTCCATCCTTGGATGTGTGTTATCACTCTCCTTGATTTCTACCTCTAAGGATAATGATGGAATGTAGAAGTCTGGAATGTAGATGTGCTCTGTTCCATCCGCCCATTTGTACGAATACGTATTTGGTGATGGAGCGATAACATCGTTTGGACTCCAATCAAGATCATGGAGATGTTTGAGGAAGTCCTCTTCATATGATCCGATGATACGGAACTTATGATTTTCATCCCACACGTAATCTTTTGCATTCGCATGGTTTGCAAGCATTTTGCGTTGCATATCTCCATCATTCAAAAGATGCTCTTTGCCGTATACATTTTTCATACGACCTTTCATCAATTGAACATATGCTTCTTTACACCTTGGATCAGAACAGATACGTTCATACTTGAGTGTTTCATCATTGAAATGAACATTGTTACGTTTACACATTACACAGAGGCGGCCTGGTTCCTTGTGTACGAGTAAAGAATATGCCCATTCTAAAGGCTCATAATCTTCTGGCACTTGGTCATTATGTGTGTTGGCGATATGCTTACAAAACTTTTGCTTGTCATTAGTAACAAATGAACAGAATGTGCATTTAGTATTTCTCATAAATACCATTCCTTTCATCATATATAATGATTTAGTTGATTGTTCCGAATGATAAACCTGAAATAATACTGTACCGGGAAAACTCAAGAATAACTTCCTTTATAGGAATTTATATTACGAAAAGAAAGCGAGGAACCAGCTTATGAATCCACATGTGAAAGGGGATTCAAGGACTGTAAAGCCGTTCAAGTTTAGCGATTCATTCTTGGCCGGATTTAATTCCTTGATCACCACTTATGACAAGAAAATCGAAGACCTCAACAAAGTGAAGTCTTTAATCGATAAGGACGCTCACCACGGTGTCTGCAACTGCTCTTACAAAATGAGATATATCACGCCATCCGATATTTCTACATTCATATCCAATCTTGAGAGAGCCATGGAGAATCATCTCTTCAAACCTCACACATCAGACTGTGATCTGTTCGCAGTAGAATCTGTTAAGAGATTCCTTCAGGCTAACGGATGTGTTCCATTCGATGCTCCGACAATCATGGGTAATCCTGGAGCTGACATACCAAAGGGTGCTACACTTGCTGATCTCACATTCGCAGCTGAGAATGAGTGTTTCAATCTTATCGTATATTCTAAGTACGAACTCGACAAGAGAGTTGATTGTATGAGAGAAGATATTGGTAAGATCCAGAATATGCACTTCTCTGCAGCTGTAAAGTCTTTCGTTCAGAAGCTTCCAGACATTATGAACAAGAAAGCAACATTCGTAATGAAGGATTCTCTTCTGGCTAAAGCATGTGAAGTATATATTGAAGACTTCATAATGTTTGCTGTTAGACTGAATCTCTGCACAGTTCTTCAGATGTTGGGATATGCAATCCCCCGTGTAGCATACAAAAATGAACCTATTCCTTGTAAGGATAGCAATGAGTCTGCAAACAACTCTGACAACTGGGATGAAGATAATGATTTCTTCCACCAGGAAGCTGTTGATACAACTTCTGTTTCACCAGTATTCTTCGTATTTACTAAAGGATCTTCTCCAATCAGTAAAGCCATTAAAAAGGCAACTGATTCCGAGTATTCACACATCTCAATATCATTCGATCCTTCACTCGATGCAATGTATTCTTTCGGAGGAACACACTTTAGAAAAGAATCCATTCATGATAAGAAAAGAAAGAATCTTGATATCGATGTTTACGGCTCATTTATGTCAAAAGAAAATGTAAACTCAATGCAAGATATCTGCGCAGATTTCATATCTAATATGAAAAAGACCAGGTTTGATTATGGTGCATTGATAAAGAAGCTGTTTGGTTCAGATAATCGTAAGAGTTCTAATTATAAGCAGATATGCACAACTTTTGTCAATAAACTTCTCGGTGAAGTTGGTACAAGTCTGAGTGAAAAGAATATACCTTCTCCTGCTGAAATGCGCGAGAATGCAAAGAGCAAACCAGACCAGGTATTCCATCTTTATTCAGGTAATAGTAAGGAATATAACAGAAAAGAAGCTTATGATAAACTCAATGCAAAATCATCCGATCCAAAGTCTAAGAAGTTTGATGAAGTTGTTACAGAATGCTGTTCTGGCTTCTTAAAGACAAATGACTATGTGATCACAAATAAGATTCCTTTCAACTGTAATATGCGAGATGTGGTTCTCCAGGATATGCATCCTCAGTTCAAGGATACTGTATCTGCTCTGAAGTTCATTATGAATGATGAAAGATCTCCTGTACATCAGTTGGTAATTCAACATTATACCGAACCAATCGATGATTATGATCCTGATATGATAATCAAAATGTTCTTCGGTTGTCCTCGTCATAATCACTGGGAAGATCCTAATTCTCGTGATCAGATGGCAAATGAGAAAGCCAATATGAATACTGATGTTAATTGGCTGGATAAGATCACATACGGCAATATGTTCTATGATGGTAATTATCGTAGAGATGGTCTTGGTAATCAGCACACACACCC